ATCTACTTTATATGTTGTTTCTATCTGACTCATTTTATACTCCCACTNCCTATTATATCCCAAAAGTTTTCTAATACNTTTAATTCNCCTGTTGGATGTGTTTCTAGTTTTTTATTTGTACTGCTACATCCTATAAGCAATACAAACAATATAATCAATATACTATTTTTCATATTTTGTTTTATCATTTGCAATCAATCTACAAGTTGCCTGTATATCTTCTATCATATGATTTACTTCAGCATCCCTTACAGGTGATTTAGGATTGTTGTATTTTAATTCATATAGTTTTGTGCTTTGTGTTTTTAAACCATCAATCTTTTTACACAACTCACTTACTTTGTGAATCATCTTTGTCTCCGTATGTTATTTTAATATCATCACCACTTACTGTAAATAGTTCTTCTTCTGTTTTATCTTGTGGTAAACCTTCATCATCTGATATTGATAAAGAATTATCAGCAAACGAATAACCTTCTGGTAATCCTGACATGACTTTACTTTTCTCAGCGTCATCACCATAATCTCTTTCAATAATCATATCAATATAGTGTTTTGCTTTTTCAAGGTCTTGTTCGCCACCTTTGTTTATATGCCTACAAATATACTTAATTGCATTACCTTCGGCAAAAGGTAATTTGTTTTTGTTTATAAACTCAGCAGGTTGTATCTTCATTTTAGAATAGTGATCTCCACCTACTTGTTTATCATATGGGTTGCTCATCTTCCTCCTAGGTTAGTGTAATGTTTCATCTTTAAATTTATCTATCTCATCATAACTTTTTGTTATGGATTCTGTCATTGCTTTGTATCCTTCATCATCTAATACTGTCTTGTATATTCTTAAACCTATGGTAACTAAAGTAGCCGCAATCATTTGCCACGGAAACTTTAGTCCCATAATTAAGGAGTACCTAAAGACATCATCAAATGCTTCTTGTAATTTTTTATCGTCTTCTTTATTTGACACTTCTTTTATGACTTTCTATATTGTTTACAAATACTCTTACCAATCTTGATACGTCAACAGTTTCCTCTTGACCTGATTTGGGATGTGTAAAAATAACTCTACTTTCATTTACTTTCATTTTTGTTTTACTATCTACAACAACAGCGTCATCTGTATGTTTACGCCAATCGTGAGAACTATATCCTAATACGTCCTGATCCATTGTTTTTCCTTTCTAACATTTTTAATATTGGAACTATTAATACTTTTTGCTCTTTAGACATTTTAGTATCACTATGCCTTTTAAGTTTATTTTTAATATAACTAGGTTCTATATTCAACAATCTGCAATAATATTTAAATTGAGGATCATCACTCATAATCCAATTGATTGCTTCTATTTTATGTTTAAGATATTTCTTATTAGTGCCTGGGTATTTAGCGTCTTCAACTGCTTGTGTTAATATCGCTGATATAAATTTTTCTTCTACAAACACTATTTACCTATAGCACTTTCTGCTTCTAAATTTAAAGCAANATCAACATCTGATTCTTCTTTTTCTTTTTTTAAGTTTTGACCTACTTCAACTGCCTCAGCAACTGTCATTTTAGGTTCGTACATTTCTTTAGTTTGTAAAGGTTCGTTTTCATCTGCCCAAGTATCAATATGAATATCACCATTTTCTTTTGCGTCTTCAAAAGTTTGATGATAATTTTCTACATCATATTTTACTTTACCCATATATTTAGCAGTATCTGAATCTGTATAGTTAGCGTCAACCATATAAGTTTCAATACCTTCGTTGGCGTCTGTAATATCTTTTGTAATTTTACTATGATTAATACCACCATGATCTGAAAACTTAGCGTCTGCTTCATCTTTATCTTTTGCTAATACATCTTGTTCAATAACAAGTGTATAATAAGTTTTCTTTCTGTATAGGTTTTTACCTACATCATCTTTAAATGTATATACTTCTGTTAAATTACTCATTAGTCTTTACTCCCTTCTTGTGCATAAATTGATAATATAAACATTGTCACNCCTAAAAGTGCAAGCACGCCACCTTTTAACCATTGATCTGTTTCAATAGAACCAACAGCGCCGACAATTATTAATGTTCCAAATACAATAGAACAAGTACTAAAATATTCTAAAAATTTTTTCATAATTATTGTAAACCTCCAGCAATATTTGATTTTTTAAAGTAATCTTCTTTTGCATAAAACAAATGGTCTTGAATATTATGTTTTTCAAGATACATTTCTAAATTATCAATGTCTTCTATTTTGTTTTCAGCAGTATTAAGATCAATGTTACCGTCAATATAATCTTTTGTGATTTTATCAACTTGATTTTCAACACTTGTCATAATATAGTTTTTTATTTTTGACATATTTTCTCCTTAATGTAAGTTTTTTTTGTTTTCATACTATTACTATACAACATTTTTTGATTTTTCACAATAGCGCAATCTGTCGCACCTAAAAAATCACTATTTTTATTGTTTTTTTTCATAATATACGTTAATTTTACACTAAAAACCGCTAAAAGTCAAGAAAAAAATGGAGAAAAATGGTATAATACCAGTTGTTCTTGTTTTGTTCTCATTTTTTAGGAGTTAGCGGCGTGATCCTAGGAACCACGCCGTGCGTCCAGAGCAGATCCGTCTCCATCACTACTCATAGGTACTATTATATCATTTTTTTACGATTCCGTCAAGCACTTATAAATAGATATTGTAAAAATGTAAAGGAAAACCAGTATGTATGAATATAAAGTAAATATTTTAAAAGTGGTAGACGGTGATACCGTTGATGTTGATATAGATTTAGGTTTTGGCTGTTGGTTAAGAAACGAAAGAGTAAGAATTGTTGGAATTGACTGTCCTGAATCAAGAACATCTGATAGGATTGAAAAAGTTTTTGGTGAAGCAGCAAAACAAAGACTAACTTCTTTGTTAAGCTCAGAAGCAACCTTAATTTCCCAAGTTTCAAAAATGGGAGAAAACATGAAAGGTAAGTTTGGTCGTATTCTAGGTGATTTTAGAACAATTAACGAGCAAGTGGTCACTACAACTTTGATGGAAGAAGGACACGCTGTTGCTTATCACGGTGGTGACAAGGATGCTGTTCAAGCACAACATTTAAAAAACAGACAAAGACTAATTGATGAAAATAAAGTGCCTACACCAGATGGTATGGTGAGAACAAAAGGTGCTTACAATGAATTTAAGGCAACTAAGCCACCATTAAGGAAAAAAAGAAAAACAAAGAAGTAATATAGGAGGATCCTCCAATGAATTATTTTAAAAAGATAGTTGATTGGGTTTGTAAACCGTATGAACCTGAATTTAGACCAAAAAGAGTTTATAAGATAAAAGGTAGAACATATTATTTAAGGAAAAGAAAAAAACGTGCCAGCAGTAAGCAGAAAAGGAGATAGTTTAACCACAGGACATATTTGTGCCACAACTACGACTTTAACTACGCCAGGACAATCAACTGTATTTGCTAATAAAATTTTAATTGCTAGAATAACCGATAAAACAGTTGCTCACCCTTTTCCACCAGCACCAACCTGTGCAAATCACACAGCTGTTGTAAATGTGGGAAGTAATACAGTTTTTGCTGTTGGTTTAGCGATGGCAAGAATAGGTGATAGTACTGACGCAGGTGCAATGACAACTGGTAGTGATACAGTTTTTGCAGGTGGGTAATATTGGTATAAATAGTAATAGGAGAGAAATATGGCAAGTTATGACGCTGGTAAATTAACAAATAAAAGTAAAAGAAGTTCGAAAATTTATAAGGACTTGAATTTAGATTTTCAGCAAAATACTGCCACTAAAGACATTCAAAAAATGTTGGATGTTGAAGCGGTAAAACGAAGTGTAAGAAATCTTATTAATTTAAATCATTATGACAAACCTTTTCATCCAGAAATAGGATCAAATTTAAGAGCAATGTTGTTTGAATTAGTGACACCTCAAATGAGTCACGCAATACAAAAAGAAATAGGTTTATTAATTGGAAATTTTGAAAAAAGAGCAAAATTAGTACAAGTGGCAACTAAACCACAATTTGATAGGAACGCATATGCTGCTACAATATCTTTTTATGTGCAAAATGTTCCTGATAGAATTATAGTAGAATCATTTTTAGAAAGATTAAGATAATATGGCAACTAAATTAGATATATCACGATTAGACTTTGATGGTATCAAAGATAATCTAAAAACATTCTTATCACAACAGGATGAGTTTACAGATTATGATTTTGAAGGTTCTGGTATGAACATTTTATTAGATGTTCTTGCTTACAACACACATTATCTTGGATACAATGCTAATATGTTAGCAAATGAAATGTATCTTGATAGTGCTGACCAAAGATCAAGTGTTGTATCTTTAGCAAAACAAGTTGGTTACACTCCGAGAAGTGCTTCA